TAGAGCTTTAATGTTAGCAGACCCAGACGTTATTGACGTAGTTTCAACTGCGATTACATCCGCTAACGTAGTAGCAGAAATAGGAAAAGTAGTAGACGCTATTCCAGCATCACTTTACGGAAACGAAGGGCTAAGAATTTATGCATCTCAAGCAATTGTAAAGTCTTATATTAGAGCCCTTGGAGGTTTTGGAGCAAGTGGACTAGGAGCAGCAGGAACAAATGCACAAGGAACACAGTGGTACACAAACGGATCGCTTTCATTTGACGGAATTCCAATTTTCATGGCTAACGGAATGACGGCAACGGACATGATAGCCACGACAGTTGACAATTTGTTTTTTGGTTGCGGCTTATTAAGCGACAAGTCACTTGTTAAAGTCATTGATATGGCTGACCTAGACGGTTCTCAAAATGTACGTGTAATTATGCGTTACAATGGAGCGGTTCAATATGCAATTGGTGGGGATGTAGTTCTTTATTCTACTGGAGTATAATATTAAATAAAAAGCGGAGTGTAAAAATTCCGCTTTATTTTATTCATAATTTAAAATCAAAAAATCATGCCAGGATGTATTTTAACAAATTCAAGACCAGAAAGCTGTAAAGAGTTTGTAGGAGGTATAAAAACAGTTTACTTTATTAATTATAGTGACTCTACCCCCTTAGTTCCAGCTTACAGTGTTACTGCAGGCCAAGAAGACAGCATTACTACAATTACAGGAGCGACAAGCCTATATAAATACGATTTAAAAGGCGCAAATTCTTTTGAGCAAACAATTACAAGTTCAAGAGAAAACGGAACTACTTTTGTTGAGCAAACTTTAACTTTTACAATTAAAGGTTTAGATGCTGTAGCTACAAAACAAATGAAATTACTTGCTTGGGGGCGTCCCCACGTTGTAATTAAAACTAACGCTAACAATTTCTTTATTGCAGGACTTCGCCACGGAATGGACGTAACAACAGGACTTATTGCAAACGGAACAGCAATGGGCGATCTAGTGGGTTACACCATGACCCTAGTTGGCATGGAAGCTATACCGGCAAACCACTTGAACGTAGGACAAACCGCTGGTAACCCTTCAACTGATGCTCAATTATTAACTGTATTTACAGGAGCAACAATAGTAGCTTACCCAGTTTAGAATTAAAAAAATTATTTTTAAAGCCATTCGTAATTGATTGGCTTTTTTTTTGCCTTAAAAAAGAACAAAAACGCTATTTTTTAATTATTAATATATGGTAGTTTTAACACCTTCAGGAAGTCCCCAAACATTTAGTTGCATTCCGCGTGACAATACGTTTGATGTTATGCAAATAACTGACGAACAAACTAATATTACTTCAACAATTACAATTATTTCAAGAACAGTTGGAGACTATATTTATACAATAACAGCAAGTTTTGCATTAATAGAGGGTCACACTTATACTTTGGTTTTAAAGTTTGGAACTAACATAATTTTTAAAGATAGAATTTTTTGCACCGCTCAACCTTTAGTTACATTTTCTGTAAATAATAACCAGTATGTAAGTAATTCAACAACAAACGAATTTATAGTATATGAGTAATATTCACGTTTTAAATTTATCAGCTTACACGTCTCCAGTAGTATCGGAAACAAATCGAGAAAATTGGGTTGACTTTTTAACAGAAGAAGGCGCTCAATACTTTCAATTTTTAATTGAGAGATACAGTAACTCAACCACTAATAACGCTATTATTAACAACGTAGCGCGATTAATTTACGGAAAAGGTCTTAGTGCATTAGACGCTAATAAAAAGCCAAATGAGTACGCGCAAATGATGTCTTTATTTCACAAAGAAGACGTTCGAAAAATGGTCCTAGATCGCAAAATGTTTGGGCAATTTGCAATTCAACTTCATTATAATGATAAGCATGATAAAATTATTAAAGCTTACCACATTCCTGTTAATTTATTAAGAGCTGAAAAATGCGACAAAGACGGAAACATAACAGGTTATTACTATTCGGACAATTGGGACGATACAAAAAAGTTTGCTCCAGTTCGTTATTCAGGGTTTGGGTTTTCAAAAGACAAAGTAGAAATATTATTTTCTAAGCCTTACACTGTTGGGATGAAATATTATGCTTATCCGGACTATCAAGGGGCAGTCCCATATACGTTGCTTGAGGAGGAGATAGCTGATTATTTAATAAATGAAGTTCAAAACGGCTTTTCTGGGACAAAAGTGGTTAATTTTTCAAATGGGATACCAACCGACGAACAGCAGCAAATTATTTCAAATAAGGTTTTAAGCAAATTAACAGGAAGTCGCGGGCAAAAAGTTATCGTAGCATTTAACAACAACGCAGAAAGCAAAACAACTGTTGACGACATTCCATTAAATGATGCTCCTCAGCATTACACTTATCTAAGTGAAGAGTGTTTACGCAAAATTATGTTAGGCCATAATGTTACAAGTCCATTACTTTTTGGGGTTGCTTCAACAAATGGCTTTTCAAGTAACGCTGAAGAACTTAAAAATTCAAGTATTCTTTTTGACAACATGGTAATAAGACCGTTTCAAGAAGAGCTATTAGACGCTTTTGATAGCATTTTAGCACATAATGGCGTAGCTTTAAAACTGTTTTTTAAAACTTTACAGCCATTAGAGTTTACTGACTTAGAGAATACTCAAAATAAAGAGCAGGTTGCGGAAGAAACAGGAACTGAGCTTAGCGCACACACAAACCCGTTGATTAATTTAGGCCAAGAGCCTCAAGACAATTGGGTATTAATAGACGAAAAAGAAGTTGATTACGATACAGACGACGAAGAAAACGAGTTGTTAAGTAAAGAACCAAAACAAAGTTTATTAAGTAAGGTTGTTAATTTAGTTTCAACTGGAGATCCAAGACCTAATATAACAAGTAAGCAAGATAAAACTATTGACGGAGTTAAATTCGTTGTACGATATAAATACGTTGGTTCAGTTGTTACAGGTGAAACAAGGCCTTTTTGTTCTAGCATGATTAGAGCAAATAAAATCTATAGAAAAGAAGATATTTTAGCAATGGAAAACCAATCTGTTAACCCCGGTTGGGGGCCAAAAGGAGCCTCAACCTATTCTATTTGGTTTTGGAAGGGAGGAGGAAATTGTTTTCACCGGTGGAATAAACAGGTTTACGCAGTTTTATCCGGCAAAGCTTTAGACATAACAGAAAAAACAAAAAAATTAGCCCAAGCAAAAGCAGAACAAAAAGGATATGTAATAAAAAACCCAGATTTAGTTTCAAAGAGACCTGTTGACATGGACAATTATGGTTTTTTGCCAAGTAACCCACAACCAAAAAGACAAATTACACGATAATGGCAGAAGCACTTTTAGTTACACGACAAGATTTAGTAAAATTTACTTCATTAAATGGGAACGTTGATACTGACAATTTTTTACAATATATCAAAATTGCCCAAGACACTGATTTGCAAAATTTTACGGGCACAAAGCTTTTGAATAAGATAAAAGCGGACATTATAGCAAATACTTTAACCGGCAATTATTTGACGCTTACAACCGTTTATTTAAAGCCCATGTTGATCCATTTAGCCATGAAGTATTATTTACCGTTTGCGGCTTACACAATCAGCAACAAGGGAGTTTATAAGCACAATTCGGAAAATAGCACAAGCGTAGATAAAAGCGAAATAGACTTTTTAATTGAAAAGGAAACACAAATTGCACAACACTACACTGAGCGATTTATTGACTATATAAATTATAACAACAATTTATTTCCAGAATACAGTTCAAATTCAAATGGAGATATGTTCCCGGATACACAAAACAATTATACTGGATGGTACATTTAAAAAACTACAAACCAAAAGAAGTCAACATTGTAAAATTAAAGACTTATTTAAAAAAAATAGAAAATGGCAAATAGTAACGGCTGGGGGGACGGAGCAGCAAACAACACAATAGGATGGGGGCAAGGAGCAAACAACACAATAGGTTGGGGCAAATCGCATTCGTTATCTTGGGCGGGTTTAACTGATATAGTTGGAACTTCAACACCCGCTCCCGTAAGTGATACGGATGCACAAGCATTTTTAACTAACGCAGTAATAACCGACACTACACAAAGAGACGCGATTAATACTTTAGTTATTGGATTGAAAGCGGATAGTTTATGGACTAAAATGTTAGCGGTTTACCCATTTGTTGGTGGTTTAGAAGCAACTTGTAAATTTAACTTAAAAAACCCCGTTGACACTAATTTAGGACATAGACTTATTTTTACGGGTGGTTGGACTTTTTCAAACAATGGAATACAACCAAATGGAATAAATACTTATGCAAATACTTTTTTAACTCCTAATACACATTGGACATTAGGTAATAGTTCAGTATCGACATATTCAAGGACAAATAATTCTGAAGCGGGAAATTTATGGGGAACAAGAGGGGGAAGTAGTTTTACGTTATTATATTCAGTTTTAAGAGATGGAACTACATCAAATTGTTATCATAATGCAAATAGTACAACGGGAATTTCTCCAAATCCAACAACAAGTGCAGTTAATTTAATTTCAAGTAGAATAAACTCTTTAAACCAAATACAAGGGGTAAACGCAACTAATCAAACTAACTCAAGCACTGAACTTCAATTATCAACTTATAATATTTATTTATCAGCACAAAATTCTTCGGGAACGACAATCAATTTTTCATCAAGGCAGTTAGCATTTGCACATATTGGTTATGGTTTAACACAAGCAGAATGCACTTTACTATATAATAGAATACAAACTTTTCAAACAACTTTAGGTAGACAAGTATGATACAAGTAGGACTTTTAACGGAAGAACAAAAAGAGTTATTAATAGGGCAACAATTTATGCTTGATGTATATTTTAACCCTATCCAAGACAACAATAATAATTGGATAATTTCAATTGAAGAAATTGGACAATGCAACAACCAATTTGCTTGGGTTAAAGAACTTGAATTAATTACTTATGAGCCAAAAATAACAATAGATGAAAAGTAACTATTTAGCAAGTCTTTATTTTATTACAGGTTATGCAACTTCAATGTTTATGATGTTTCAAGGAGAAGAAAATTATATTGTTTTTGGTGGTGTAACATTATTTTTTTATTTAACTTTCAGCTTAACTGAAGCACTTGAAGATTTAGGATTATGAAACTACAATTATTTTTATTACTTTATTCAATTAAAAATTCCGCGTTGAAATTATTATCAATTTGTTTTTCGTTTTTTTTGCCTATTAGTGGAATACTGGGCCTTTTATTTGCCTTAATTTTATCGGACACAGCAACAGGAATTTGGAAAGCAAAGCACTTAAAACAGGAAATAACGTCACGTAAACTTTCTGCAATTATTTCTAAACTTGTACTTTACGAGTTGTGTGTAATTCTATTTTATTTGATCGATTATTTTATATTAAACGCAATAGTTTTAACAGTGTTTTCCGTGCCTTTAATGCTTACGAAAGTTTTAGCGTTAATTTTAGCCTCAATAGAAATACAGTCAATTTCAGAAAATTGGCGGATTGTAAAAGGAGTAAATTTATGGCAGTCAGCCAAACTTCTTTTTACAAGGGCAATAGATATTAAAAACGACATTAATAAATTAAAATGAATTTAAGCGCACACGTAACTTTAGCAGAGTTTGAAAATTCACCGACTGCAACAACTCATGGAATAAACAACAAAATGAGTTCTTCACAAATTGAAAGCGCAAAATTATTATGCGAAAACGTTTTTGAGCCATTAAGAACATATTTAAACATTCCAATAAAAATTAGTTCGGGCTACCGTTCCGCACAATTGAACAAAATGATAAAAGGAAGTTCAACAAGCCAACATACAAAAGGCGAAGCAATGGACATTAAAATAGACGCAAAAGGGTTTAATTACATTAAAGACAATTTAAAATTTGATCAGCTTATTTGGGAATTTGGAAATAATGAAAACCCTCAGTGGGTGCATGTAAGCTTTGGACCAAGAAATCGTAAACAAGTATTAAAAGCAACCAAAAAAAATGGCAAAACTATTTATTCTAATTACTAGCATTTTTCTTTATTCGTGTTCGGCACAATACCATTTAAACAAAGCGATAAAGAAAGGTTACGTTTGCAAAGACATAGCCGATACTTTAACAATAACAAAGTTGGATAGCGTATTAGTTACAAAATTTGACACAACTTATTACGAAACGTTTTTAAAGACGTTTGACACCATCATTGAGTGGAAGACCCAGTATATTCCAAAAACCCGTTTAGACAAAAAAATTGAATACCGCATAAAAATTAAAACAATTTATAAAGACCGCATTGTTGAAAAAGCAAAAGCGCGAGCGGAGGGCCAAAAG